AAGGGCGGTGTAGTTGACAAGCCAATGCTTGATGCCTTCTCAGCGGCCCTGCAACGCGCTCCACAGGCAGCAAACAACATCAATCAACTGTACAGAGCCACAACAGGCAAAGCCCCATTCTTCACGTTCAAGGATGGGAACATTGAGTACAGCCGAACCCCAAACCTTGAGGATATGGAAATTGTACGTCGCGGTATTCAGGATGAGGCAAACAAGGCGTTCTCCCAGGGTGCTGGAGGCGTTGGTTCTGCACTTAAAGACGTTGAGTTGCAGTTGCGCAACTCCCTTGACCAGTCATCCAAGGCGTTGGCTGGTGCTAGACAGACGGCTGCACAGACTCGGTCTGCGCGTGACGCGTTCCAAGAGGGACGCAAGGCGTTCACCAAGAGCGCGGACGAAGTCGCTGTAGAGTTTGAGTCTATGTCTCCTGCCGCAAAGCAGGCGTATCGGTCAGGCTTGATGGATGCAACGCGAACCCGTATGGCCACAGGATCACGTAAGAGCGTGATGGGGCAGTTCGCCGATGAAGAACGTAAAGAGGGTCAGATTCTGCGCAGTGTATTCCCTCAAGATCAGTTAGACAGTTTGCTTGGAGCCGTCAACGTGGCCGCTGGCTCTCAACGTGCAGCCACCGGAGTTCTTGGTGGTTCTAATACAGCATTAAACCTTAAACAAGGTCAGCGCATCGGGATGAACATCTCCCCCGAAGAGGTCACCAGCGCAATTGGCGGTAACGTCATGTCGGGATACCGAGTCCTGCGCAAGTTGGTGGGACAGAACACCGGCAACTTGACAGACGCGCAGTCAGATCAAATTGCAAGAATTCTCGTATCTCAAAACCCTCAAGTTGTTCGCAATGCTTTGGTTGATGAGAGCGCGATGGCTGCGTTACAGGACACCATTAAGCGTTTATCCTACAAGGTAGCAGTCGGCGCACCTGGTGCGATTACTCAGATCGGTGCTGGCAGACTCCAGCCAACACAGCAAAAGTAAAAAGGTACAGACATGGGACTGCTTGACGAATTCTACGCACCTGACTACAGCAGACTAAAGCGCGGCCAGTTTAGGCAGGACACGCCAAAGATGCGCGAGTACGCTGCAAGCGCACCTGTTGATTTAGGGCGTGGAACGGTTGCTGGATTGCTTGGATTACTTAGTGATACTTTGAATTTTGCACCTGCCTATTCGCCAAAGCCAATGGAGCAGTTTGGTGATTTTGACTATGCGCCATCGCAAAAGGTTCCATTCGGCTCTGAGGAGTTGCTTAAAACTCTTCCACTTGCACCGGCAGCAGATAACCCCGTAGGCAGGGCAGCAGGTCAGATAGGTACGTTTGCGCCGATGGTTCCAGTTCAAGCAGCACGTCTTGCAAGTCGCGGTGCTAAACAAGTCGGCAAGTTCGTTGCTCCAAAGGCTGGCCAGTTGGCAGAGAACTATATGCAGAGCATGGGGATGATGCCTGGGATTGTGTCTAAAGAGGGTGGTGGGTTACTTGGAGATGCGGCTGCTACGGCGTCAAGAAGTAGTCCTGCTCTTGATTTAACTGGTGCTTTGCGTCCTGGAAAAGCACCAGTAAGAGGAGAGACAAGTAAGGAACTTGTACGTCAACAAAAGAAATTGTTATCTGATGATGAAAAAGAAATTTTAGAAACATTTAAGCAAAAGTACCCTGACTTTGCAAGTGCATCTAAATTTATGACAGGACAAGAAGTTCAAAAGTTGATTCGCTCTGAATCAGCGGTAAAAGAAGTAAGCCAATTGCTGTCAATACTTCCTAACGCAAAGGAGATGTCCTCAATGGCTAAAGCCGGACAACCTAAACAAGGTTGGTACAGGGCATCAACGCAAGCAATCATTGACGTATTTGGTGCTGATGATGCGCCCAGGTTTGCGTCATTGCTTGCAGCACTATCTCCACAAACCAGTGTAGAGATGAATTTACTCAATACCCTAAACACTTGGAAAAATTGGACTGCTGCTGGCCGACCAACTGATCCCAAGGCCATTAAAGAAATTATGGGTCGCAGTGTGAGTGGCACTAAGGGTGAGGAGTCAATTTTAGGCGCCTGGGAAAATAACGCATTTAGATCTCTCTCGGCGCCAGATCCAGCAAAGGTTACTTTGTCAGGACCTAAAGTAGATTCGTTTTATAAAAATCTTGCTGATGATGTTTACAAGGTAACAAACGATGCATGGATGGCGAATGCTCTTGGAGTAAATCAAAATCTGTTCAGCGGATCCCCTACAGCATTGCAACTTGCAAAGGGTGATCCTGGCCTGACTCCTGGTTACATTGCGACCAACGCCAGACTAAGGCAAGGCGCTCAACAGGCTGGAATGTTCCCATCAGAAGGCCAAGAAACAATTTGGTCGCTTGCGATGCCCCTTATGGAGGGCCAGACATCAATGGGACTGCCAGCAAGGGCAATACTTGATCAAGGTAAGTTGACGCCAGATATTATTAGGGGAACCCCTGATTTCTCTACTTTGTTGAATCAAGGTAATTATCAAGATATTTTGCGTCGCGCTGGGTATGAAGAACAATTGGCAGCATTAAAACCATATGAATGGAGTCCATCAAATGTTCAACTATCCATGTCTGAACAACGCGATATTGATTCACTTGCAAAAAGACTTGAAGAATTACAAGGATTTAGGCAAATGGAGTCACGCGGCAAAGTAATCAGCCTGCCTAAAAATCCGCAAAATCTACCTGATAAGGCGATTGGTGCTGAAACTTACGAGATGATACCTTTCTTAGGTAGCGGCCATCTTGAAGAATTGATAAATCAACCGGCTGGATCACGCGCAAACTTTTCATCTCGCGCTGCATCAGCATTTCAAGACGTCCAAGGACGAGACATTTTGTTAAGGTCTTTGCTAGATGAAGATGTGTTGAAAACAAGAAATATGCAAGGCGCATACAGGCCACCAGGTGGAGTTCCGTTTGTAGGACCAGCATCAGAAACTGGGTTACGCGCCCCGACATTAGCAAAAAATCCAATTGAAACTAACACTGGCTTTGCTAATCGTTTTGAAGTGCCGGTGACATATCCTAGAAATTACCCACAAATACCTAAAAAAACTCAAAGCAAACTTGATGCTGTGGCCGCAACCAGAGGATTATTTACAGCCCAAGGTGGATCTCCGTATAACGTGCAAGTTCCATATGCCAAGGGTAAAAGTATGTTCTTCCCATTGGATAAGAAAGTTGGCGAAGATGAAATTAGATATGCTTACAATTTAGCCGGAGATGAAATACCTTTAGCAGATTATGGTACTGGTGTGGCAGGACTAAATTTTGGTGAGAAATTACCTAATGCAGATATAAGACAATTGCAATCAGCATTAGGCTCAAGAGATTATGTACCGACTCATAACATCAGCAATTATGTAGACTATTCAAATGCTTGGTTGCAACCACCAGGATCTGGTGCTGCTACAACGCAATTTCTTGAATATTTCAATAAATTATCGCCCAAAGATCAGGCTAAATTAAGCCAATCGTCTATGGCTCCTGCGGGTAATTTGTATGACATATATGCAAAAACAGCAGAAACTAAAGGATATAAAACTCGCGAAGATTTGATGAATCTTTTAGACGTTGTCCGCAACAAGGGATTGCTTGCAATTCCCGCAGCATTGTCAGCGGGTGCAGCATTTCCAGCGACAAGTATTCCTACCCCTGGCGGCCTACTACGCGACGAGGACCTTTACCCAAGGTATTGAGAGTCTCTTTAATAACTTTTGATGGTGGCTGAACCCAGCCCCATCTTTGATAGAGAGCAGTTACACGCTCTCCATTGTCTCTAACAAAGGCAACTTGAATAAATTCTCCGTCCTGTTCCCAATTGGAAACAGTGGGTTTTCTTTCCATAATCTTCATTTCATTTCTCCAAAGAACGCGGCCACCAACGGGTCGCGTTTGATCTTCCACTTCTTTGCACGCTGCCTTGCCAAAGCAAAGGCGTGTTCCTCGACACCCTGACCATCACGGCACTTGCGTGAACGCTCCGCGCAAGGCACTGGTGGCGGCTTGGTGGCATCTACCCCTATCCCGTAACGCCACATCGCTGCAATGCCTGCCTTCTGCCTTCTGTAGCCCTGTACGTGTATCAGCCCTGCCTTGCGCAACTTCGTGATGATGATCTGAGTCCCGCGCAACCCGCAGTGGATCACCTTTGACAGTTCCGCTGATGTCATGGCCTTGGCCGTGATGAGTTCGATCACCCTGTCTCGCCTCTTCATTTTCTAAGCAGCCAACAGTGCTGGCATATCCACCTGACGGGTGACATATCCACCCCACCATCGTGCGGCTTGGACTCTAGGCACTTAGCGCATATCTTGTACTGGCTCATGTGTTGAGTTCCTTGAGAAAATCATTTGCAGCCTGTAAAAGCCCGTGCAAAGAATCATCCTTGTAGTCAGGATGCAAAGGCGGTGCGTGTTTAAGTATCAGCGTCTCTTTGTCCTCATCCGTCAGCCCCACCCAAGGGCGTTGTTGCGGGGTGGTGTAGAGAGGTGTTGTACGCCTAAAACCGTGGTAATCATCAGTCTCATGTGTGTTGTGCCAATAGATAATTTTCTCTTCTTCATCAAGCCACGCCACAGGCTCTTGTACTGGCTGTGCTGCGGGGTATTCCATCATGCCTGTATCTACATTGAAATACTCGCACTGAAAGCAAGCTCCCTTGCAGTTTTTTAAGTTCGGACATTCCTGCGCCAAGGCTGCTTTGATGGCGGTAATGGCTTCCGTTGTCTTTGGAGGGGTGTGGTCGCTCCACTCATCCCAATCTGTTAACGCCTCAAGCGCAAGTTTCAGGGCTTCGTCTTTCACATCATCCCCTTTGTTAAAAGCGCAATCCAAAGACTTGCGCCAATGGTCAGTAACACTGCAACTGTGATTTGGAATTTCATTCCACCACCTCCTGCTTTGCGGTTAACCCCTCAAGGCGTTTAATCCGTGCCACGTTGTATGAGACAAGGGCGGTGTGGTACTCCATGCTCGACTGGTGGCGCAGCTTGGTGCGCTGTGCCTGTATCAGTTCCTCGGCGATAAGTTCCGCAGGGGTCGGCATTACCCAGTGGTTTATCAACCATTCCCATACGTTTTTTAAGTGGTTCATTTGAAAATACTCCGTGCCAATACGGTTTTACTGGGTTCGCACTGCTTAGACTGCGCCTTGGTATCACTGAAATAACCAATGGCAAAGCAGATGGCGGCGAACACCCCCACGCATTTAACAAACACCATTAGGTTGTCCCAAAACCGCTCGAACACAGTCGGGGTTTCTTCTTCGTCTTCAACCAATTGAATTTTTATCTTGCTCATGTTGTTTTCTCCAAAATTACTCTTGCACGTTTCTTTTTAATTTCACCAAGGACGATGTCCATTGCCTTCTCCATCGTGGCAATAGATGTCACCTCGACCTGGGCATCATGTATCTCCATTCCGAGATTGATGGCGTTCAGTTCCGCAGCCTTTAGCACAAACCTATACCCAGCATCCACCCCACGCTTTGCGGCGGTGTAGAGGGCATCCTGGGCGGCTTTGATCTCATCCTTGTACTCGGACGCAACCCCAAGCCGAGACAGTGCCTCCATCACGTTGAATGCCTCAATGATGTAGTCGATGTCAAGGCGGGTGGCAACGCCACGTCTCAGGGCATCAATCGCACTGTGATTCTTAATCTGCACGTCCACGATACCAGCCTCTGCCACCGGCTTGAGTCCGTTCAGTACCCACGCCAATGGGTCAGGCAGTTGCGGCTTTGGCCTGTACTTGCTGCGCTTTCTCACTGCTGCAACCCCATCACCTCAAGTTCAAGTTCCTTAACCCTGTCCTTGTTGCACTGGTTCTCGTACTCCAGTTGGGCAAGGGTTCGGGACATCCTTGCGTGGACATCCTTCTCGGCGGCAAGCCACCCGACCAACGCACCCTTTGAGGCTGCGCGTCTAACAATGTCTTGCACGTCACGGGCGGTAAGCAGCCCTGTGCTTTGTGGTGGTGGAGCCATCAGAGCAACGATGGCATCGATCTCTTTTTGCATTGGCTCGCTCATGATGACCACCACTGCACGAGTGACGCTGCCAATGCAACGCCGATGGCAACGGCCAAGGCGTAGTCCTTAAATGAATTCATTTCGTACTCCATCGTTAAGTGAGCCAATGGCTCGAAGAAAACTATTTTGCTCCATTACCTGGCGACGCTCGATGGCCAGTTCGCGCATGAGTTGGGCAAGGTCTTCGACTTGCTCCGTGAGTTTTTTCTCTTCTTGTTCAGTCATATTGTTTCCTTTCAGTTGCTGGGGCCGAAGCCACGTTGGGTTTAGATAACGGCCTTGAGCACTTCAGTGTCAACCCAGTCGCCAATTTGGGCGGCCATCCAGCCGTTTTTTTGTTGACGGCCAAGATGGGTGCTGGCCATATGGCAAAAGGTGTTGCCATCACGCTCCACACCGACAGCGACAACGCGCCATGTATCGCCCATGTGAACGATGACTTTGTCGATAACTTGTTGTGTGTTCATTTTGTTTCCTTTAGTTGCATCTGGCGGTGTGCCATTGATTAGAATTATAAGTAGGTTTTGCACAAGTCGTCAATACCTAAGCATTTTAGTCAACTAATCCGTTGTAAAATACATACGCGGGGTGTTGTTTCCCCCGCAGTTGCCTTTGAGGGGGGAGTTCACGCTCTCCCCTTTTTTTCTGTACACTTGCGCTGTTTATCAACTACGGGTTAGCATCGCAATCATGGAAACTTCTACACAGCAAGCAATTAAGGCGATCCGAGATCGCGCAAAGTCGGCAGGGTTTCGGCTCTCCGACGTGGGCAGGGTTGCCAACATTGACCCAGCCCAACTCTCACGGTGGGCAACCGGCAAGACAGTCCCTTTGTACTCATCAATCATTAAGTTGAACGAGGCCGTTGACGCGCTGATCTCGGCACGGATGACGCAGCTATCTAAAGACATGGAAGAGGCCGTCAAGTGAGGATCATCTCTATTGACCCTGGGCTGAGTGGAGCCGTTGCGCTGCACGTTGACGGAGCCTTGGAGTCCGTGACGGATATGCCGGTGGTCAGCATCATGCGTGGCAAGACTCAGAAACGTCAGGTGTCTGCGCAGGGGCTGGCGACTCTCATCATTGACCTAAAGGCAGACCACGCGGTAATCGAGAAGGTTTCAGCCATGCCAGGTCAGGGCGTGAGTTCAATGTTTTCCTTTGGCCGCAGTGCTGGCGTGATTGAGGGAGTCTTGGCTGCTTTGATGGTTCCGCAGACCTTTGTGCAACCGGCGGTGTGGACTAGAGCCATCACCCGCGGGGTTGGAAAGGATGCGTCCCGCAGCCGCGCAATGGAACTGTACCCATCACACCAAAAAGAGTTTGCTCGCGCCAAAGATGACGGCAGGGCTGACGCTGTGCTGATCGGGTTTTGGTACTTGAGGGAGTTGACGAAGTGACAACAGACGAGATCAAGGTCATGCGTGACCACATCATCTACTTGGGAACCCAGTTGGAGAACGAACGTCACCAGTCGGGTCAGAAGACCGTGCTGCTGAAACGAATGCTTGACCCTGAAGACTTGGGACACGCTGTCAGCACCGAGGTGCGCAAGTTGGCGTACCAAATCCTTATCCATGACACGGACAACGAAAGAAAACAATGGCGAACAAAATAACTTTACGTGCAAGTGCATCCTCACGTTGGATCGCCTGCCCAGCATCAGCACGACTCTCTGAGGGCGTTCCCTTTGAACCATCAGGTGAGGCCGCGCAGATCGGTACTGCCATCCATGCCCTGGCCGAGAAGTGCTTTGGCACGGGTGAGAGGGCTGATGCCTACCTTGGCAAGTCTGTCGAGGGCATCACGATGACTCAGGAAAACGTGGAGTTTGCCCAGGCTCACATTGACCACATTACAAATCTGAAATCTGAACTTGGGGCTGTAAAGGTTGAGCAGTACGTGACGGTCTTTGATACTCCCGCTGTGAAGTTGGGCGGTACGGCTGACGTGATTGGGTTCGGTAACGGCATCCTTGAGATCGCAGACCTGAAGACGGGACGCGGGTACGTGGACGCTGACAGTGAGCAGATGAAGATTTACGCGCTGGGTACGCTGGCCAAGATCAAGAAACCCGTGGAGACTGTCAGGCTGTCCATCATCCAGCCGCACTCAGGCGATACACGTACACACACCATTACGGTTAAGGAACTGTACCAATGGCACAAGGACGTTCTACTTCCAGCCATCAAAGAAGCAGTGGAAGACAATGCCCAACCAAATCCATCTACCAACGCTTGCCGTTACTGTCCAGCCAAGGTTATCTGTCCCGCGCAGTCCAAGGCGTTGGAACTGATACCTACCAAATTGGATGTCAAGACCCTTGCGCCTGAAGTGGTCAGCGACCTGCTGGCTAGGGCAGACATGGTCGAGGACTTCATCGCTGCGCTGCGCAAGCACGCCACCAAGGTCTTGGAAGACGGCGGTGTCCTGTCAGGCTGGCAACTGTCACCCAAACGCGCAACGCGCAAGTGGATAGATGAGGCTGCGGCGGTAGTCGCGCTGGAGGCTGCGGGAATAGAACACAGCAAACTCATGCTAACCGAGATCATTTCTCCTGCGGTGGCAGAGAAACTCTTGGGTAAGGAAAAGAAACACGTCCTTGAGGACATCACCAAAAAAGAAAGTTCTGGATTAACGCTTGCCAAAGCGGTTGGACTTGGACAATAATCACCTCCCCGTGACTACTTAGTCACATAACCTTGAAAGCAAAACGCTAAATGCTAAATCTCTCATCCTCCGGCGGCTCAGGAAACTACATCCGCTTCTCTCCCCAGGCTAACGCTTGGACAAACTCAAACAACGAGGAAATCCAACTCAAGAAGGTGGTCTTCGACATCGACAACGTGCAGACAGGTTGGCTCCTGCTGGCCGTTGGTCAGCGCGAGTGGAACCCTGACGTGTCTCTCGGCAAGAAGGGTCCGCAGCCAACGCCTGAACACAAGCGCGGGTTCATGGTCACCCTATACAACAAAGAGATCGGTGCAGCCGAGTGGTCTAGCAACGGAGTCGGACCCAACATGGGCTTGGAGCAGTTGTACAAGACCTGCGACGCGCAACGCGCTGCTAACCCTGGCAAGTTGCCTGTGGTTGAGTACAAGGGTTCCAAGTTAGAAAAGATCGGTAAGGGTACGACTCGCATACCTAACTTTGAGTTAGTGTCGTGGGTAGCGCGTCCCGAGGGAATGGACGCAGCACCTGTACAGGAAGAGGTACAGCCAGTGCGTACAGCACCTGCAAAGGCGGCTGTAGTGGAAGACGAAGACGAGATGTTTTAAGCCGTAGTCCCGAACGCCGAGGTGTAACAGCCTCGGCTTTTTTTTCCTCTAAAAATAAAGATAACTATGCAAGCCGAACAAATAGCGCAGGCACTAGGCAACGCGAAGCAAGCAAACGGATCCTGGCTGGCATCATGCCCAGTCCAATCGCACGGTAAGGGCAACGGGGATAAGAACCCAAGCCTGTCCATCACGGAGACTCAGGACGGGAAGTACTTGTTCCACTGCCACGGCGGGTGCGATCAGAACGACGTATTCGGCGCAATCAAGGACAGGGGTCTGCTGCCGGAACTACCCAAACGCGAGGAAATATTCAGCAGCCTGGCCACGATCGTGCCGCAGCCGATGACGTTGGAGCAGGAGTGGGAGTACATGGACGAGGACAGGAACACCCTGTTCATCAAGCAAAGGTTCAAGACAAACACGGAGAAGGGCAAGGACTACAGGCTGGTCCGAGTTGACGCACTCGGCAGACGGCACTCACGCCTTGGCGATGTCCGCATCGTGCCGTACAGGTTCCCCGAACTACTTGACGCCAAGACAGCCGGCCGAGCCATCTACCTTGTCGAGGGCGAGAAGGCAGCCGACGCGCTGGTGTCAATAGGAGCCATTGCCACAACGTCACACGCTGGGGCTGGGCATTGGCCTGCTGAGATTACCCAGTACTTCGCAGGGGCGAATGTGGTGGTGGTTCCCGACAACGACAAGGCGGGGCAGGAGTACGCCAAGAAGGTAATCAAGAACCTATTGCCGGTGGCCAAGTCTGTCAGGTACTTAGACCTTGATCTTCCGTTCCCTGGCGATGATGCGTATGAGTGGGTGAAGATGGGAGGTACAAGGGCAGAACTTGCGGACCTTGCAAAGAAACTACCAGCCATCACGGAAACGGATACCGCAACGAACAGCGAACAGGTAGAGCCGTACTATGAAAATAGTACATCAGATGACTACAACTTCAAGTCAACTGAGCAAGACGAGTCAACCAAGGCCAAGCCTCTGTTCTTGAACATCGAGTCATGGGACACGATTCAGGACGAGCCAGTCGAGTGGCTGATTGAGAAGGTCATACCTAAGAAGTCCTTTGTCGCCCTGTACGGACCACCAGGCAGTTACAAGTCCTTCATTGCCTTGGACATTGCCGAGGCGGTGGCAACGGGCAGGACGTGGATGGGTAACGAGATCAAGACTCCAGGCGCAGTGCTGTACATCTGCGGAGAGGGACATGGCGGTATTGGGGCAAGGATCAGGGCTTGCAAGATACACAACAACACCCAGCAGGGCGCGGAAATCTACGTTATCAGACACCAACTCAACCTGAGATCGAGCGAGGAGGACTTCAACCTATTGATGCTGTCCATCCAGCAACTCATCAACGACACGGGCGTGGAGTTCAGCCTGCTGCAAATAGATACCTTGGCACGAGCCTTCGGCGGTGGCAACGAGAACGACAGCCAAGACATGGGGGCGTTCATCACCAACATCGGACGGGTACAGAGGATGCTGGACTGCACCATCATGATCTTGCACCACTCAGGGAAGGATGCCACAAGAGGGCTGCGCGGCCACTCTTCCCTACTCGGAGCCGTGGACACGCAACTGGAACTGCTGAAGATGGAAGGTGGCAGACGCGACGGGATTGCGGGGTCGGGACTCTTAACCATCAGCAAGCAAAAGGACGGCGCGGACAACATCAAGATCGGATTTGAGATGGTTGAGGTGCAGTTATCAGCGTCCAGTTTGGGACTGGAACCCGTCATCAGCCTTGCCGTTAACCCTTCGGATGAGGCAACAAGGGTCATGGCGGACACGGAAAAGAAGGAGAAAAAACCTCCTTTGATGCGGGATAAGGGCGGCGATCAGAAGGTTTGTATTGACTCTCTGCACAAGGCGATAAAAGAATTTGGCGAGATGCGGGACCTTGACGGCAAGAGAAACAAGGCCGTAAAGATCGATTATTGGAAGGAAAAGTTTAAGGAAGTGTGGGGATATGAGAAAACTGGCAAGCAGATTTCCAACAAATTTAGTTTCCTAATGCGTCAGTTTGTAGCAAGAAACAAGGTTGTTGTGTTCAAGGATTACGTTTGGGCGGTATTTGAGGACGAATCTGAGTTTGGTGGTGATGATGAGTAAAAGTAAACAAATGGTAAACAAATGGTAAACAAATGGTGCGTCCATTTGTTGGTGGTAAATGTAAACAAATGGTGGCAAATCCCTTAAGGGATGCCCATCCATTTGTTTACATTTATGAGGACAGCGTAAGAAACTAGTAAGGATTGATATGGTGACTAAAAAACGTGCAGTAGTGACAAAGATCGAGCAGCCAAGTTTTCCAGCAGACCCGTTCAAGGTCAAGTTGAACTCGTTGCTGTTGTCGGTCAGTAATCGAAAGAAAGACCATGAAGCAGAGTGGGGTATTGGTAGATTGATTAACTTGGTGGATTCTGAGTTGCGGACAAAGTTCTGGAATCAGATGGAACGGGTTTGGATGGCTCAAGAGAATCGGGACGAGGAAAGGTTGGAGAAAGCGGTCAAGGGAATGATTGCGGGTTACTACGCTTTGGAAGGGTATGCAATCACTAGAGGGATAAGTCGGATGCCTGACATTGCGGCGATTGAGCATGAGATGGCCGACGGCTCGGTGATGGTCATTGTCAAGACGAAGGCTGATGCGTTGCTGTATCACCAGTTCCGTCCAGAGGTACAAGGACGGCACATCTGGAACATGGAGGAGATCGAGACGATGATGGCCGGTGCGGTGATGCGAGAGGTCATCAAGATCAAGCAGTTGGATGCTGGAGCCACGATGGTGAAGGTGGGCGGTGACAGCGGGTTCGATGACATGGAAAGTGACCTGGACTTCAGCAAACCGTCAACGCTGCCAAAGAAGTTCAACACGGAACTGGCAGAGGCTGGCAGGAATGCCTCAATTTGACGAGAAAATGGGTGGGTTGATAGGTTGGGTGCTTGGATAGACTAAAACGCTTAGAAAGGGCTTAGAAATGGCTGGTAGACCGAAACGTAAGGAGGACTTGATTAAATTGGATCAAATTCCGCAGGAACAGATCATCGTGATGCTGGAGGAGGGCAAGTCGATTACGCGGGTATGTATGGCGTTAGGCGTGGGTCGGACGGCCATGAATGTGTGGTTAAGCAAGCCAGAGAACGTAGAATTGGTCTCGCGTGCGCGTGTGAGGGCGGCTGATCTGATGGTGTCCGATGCGCTGGACATCGCGGACTCAGCGTCCATCGAGGAGGTCAACCTAGCCAAACTACGCATCCAAACGCGCCACTGGACGGCTGAGAGGTGGAATGCGCCTGCTTACGCGCAGCAGAAAGGTCAGCAGGTCAGCATCAACATTCAGGGTATGCGCATGGACGCACTGCGCCATGTCGAGGTGCTAGAGGACTTATCCACACCCAAATTGTCCACTTAGTCACATTAACCTGTGTATAAGTACCATACGACCACACAATCCATGTATAACCTGTGCGTAAGTGGCAATCCTATTAACATAATGAACACTGTATCAATTACAGTTCCGCATCGTGGAATCCTGCCCACTTGGGGCTGGGTTCTGGCCGTCTGGCGGCTGACCCCCCCCTTCGTGCTGGCGGCAGGGGCGGGACTGATGCTGCCCCTAAGAAATACCGACCACAACCCATAGAAAGCCGCCAATGACCACACCCCCCACCCCCACTATGGAACTCGCCCCTCTCCCAAAAAAAAATAAAAAAAATGTGGAATTGACTACTCAAGCAATGGAACAGATTGCGGCCATGTCCGCAGCCGAAGACAAGAACCCGTTCATCGCGTTCGTGAAACGCTACAAGCACAACCCGACCCTGTTTGTCCAAGAGGTACTCAACACACAGCCCGATGACTGGCAGAAAGAGTTCCTTGCCCACATCGCGGACGGAAACCGACGGATCAGCGTCAGGTCAGGCCACGGAGTCGGTAAGTCCACAGCAGCGTCGTGGGCGATCCTTTGGTATCTGTTCCTACGGTTCCCCGTAAAAATCGTCTTAACGGCACCCACATCCAGCCAACTGTACGACGCACTATTCGCTGAGTTGAAACGCTGGGTGAAGGCACTACCCGAAACCCTGAGAGATCAACTTGAGGTCAAGCAGGACCGCATCGAGGTCAAAGAAGCCCCCAACGAGGCGTTTATCTCAGCCAGGACATCACGAGCCGAGCAGCCCGAAGCCCTCCAAGGGGTTCACAGTGAGAACGTGATGCTAGTGGCTGATGAGGCATCGGGTATACCTGAACAGGTGTTCGAGGCTGCGGCCGGATCCATGTCGGGACACTCTGCCGTGACCCTGTTGCTGGGCAATCCTGTGCGCAGTTCGGGGTTCTTTTACGACACCCACAACAGGCTCAAGGATGACTGGATCACGATGCGGGTCAACTGCACCGACTCCCCGCGAGTGTCAGAGGCTTACGTCGATGAGATGAGGTCAAGGTACGGCGAGGAGTCAAACGCCTTCCGAATCCGTGTACTTGGCGAGTTCCCGCGCAGCGATGATGACACCGTCATCCCAATGGAACTCCTTGAGATGGCCATGAACCGTGACGTGGAACCCTCCGCACACGCTCGTCTTGTGTGGGGACTGGACGTTGCGCGGTTTGGTTCCGACAGGTCAGCCTTGTGTAAGCGTCAGGGGAACGCCGTCTTAGAACCCGTCAAGACTTGGAAGAACCTCGACCTGATGCAACTGACAGGCGCAGTCGTGGCAGAGTACGAGGCACTCCAACCCAGCCAGCGACCCCATGAGATTCTTGTGGATAGCATCGGTTTGGGTGCTGGCGTGGTTGACAGGCTGCGAGAGTTGAAGTTGCCAGCGCGTGGCATCAACGTCTCAGAGTCACCGGCAATGGGTGCGACTTATAGAAACCTGAAGGCTGAGTTGTGGCACAAGGCCAAGGCTTGGTTGGAGCAAAGGGACTGCAAGATGCCCAAGGATGAGTCCCTGATTGCTGAGTTGGCTGCCGTGAGGTACTCGTTCACTAGTTCGGGGAAGATACAAATTGAGGGCAAGGACGAGATTCGCAAGCGTGGCTTGGCCTCGCCAGATAGGGGTGACGCATTCTGTCTCACATTTGCCAGCGACGCCATCATGGGAATGTACGGCTCGGCGGCGAGTTCCGTTTGGAATAAACCCCTGCGCCGTAATATTCCGAGAGTTGCATAATTGGGGTTATGCACTAACACGCATGGGAATGTGGCCGATGTCGCCACGTTAATTGAAGGACGCACGACAAGTTCCTAGCCGTGTTGGTGTGTAACATTGAATCAGAGTACATCATGTAATCCCACCGATTGACATGGGGAAGTTGGCGGCTAGAACTGTGGTGAAACCGTCCACCAACAATTTATTTCTGAAAGAGCGAAATTATGAAACTTGACAAGGCAGCGAAGAAGATCGCATCCGTGATGCACGAGTTCAAGACCAAGTCCCTGCACTCAGGTGCTGGCGGCAAGGTCGTGAAGAATCCAAAGCAGGCAGTCGCCATCGCGCTGTCCCAAGCAAGCAAACTGAAAGGTAAGAAGTAATGGCCACACAACCCAGCCGTAGCGTCCCGTCACGCTACCAAGGCGCGATGGATCAGATGATGAAGGAAGATACCGACACATCAAACTGTCCACTTCCCACGCAAGACATCACCCTAAATCTCAAGAACCGAGCCAAGGCGATCACCACCGCAGCCTACGGTCCTGAGAACCCCAAACTGCCAAACGAGGCTTACTGGAAGCGCATGGGCGACGAGTGGGACGTGTCTGCCGAGGAAGCAAAGCAAAGCCGTTGCGGTAACTGCGCCGCGTTTAACGTCTCCGACTCAATCAAGCAGTGCATCGCTGACGGCATCGGCAACGACGCTGACCCCGCTGACGTTATCAAGTTGGCCGACCTTGGCTACTGCGAAATCTTTGACTTCAAGTGCGCAGCAAGCCGTAGTTGCCGTGCGTGGGTTGTTGGTGGCCCCAACACCGGCGAGGCCAAGGATGAAGAGATGGAATCAGAAACCGAAGGAGAAGACGAATGAAAATCTGCTTTAAATGCAAAACAGAGAAATCATTTTCACTATTTTTTGCACATAAGCAGACACCTGATGGATACCATAGTTGGTGTAAAGAATGTTGCAATGAAGGCAATAAAAAATCTAGATTAAAAATAAACTCAACAATTGAGGGTCGAGCCAAAATCTTTTTACAAAATGCAAGAAAAGCAGCAACAAAAAGACAGCAAGATTTTTGTCTTACCGTAAACGATATTGTTGAGTGCTGGGAACAACAGAAAGAAATTTGTGCATATAGTGGTCGATCAATGACTCTTGAAGCAGGATGTTTAAATACTGTGTCAATTGAAAGAATTGATAGTTCTATTGGATATACCGTAGAAAACACAATTTTGGTTTGTCAGGCTATTAACCGAATGAAGTCGGATTTTGAATTTGATAAGTTTTACAATTTGTGCCGAGATGTTGCTCAATTTTTGGGTGACGATAAATTAAACCTTACTGTTGGAGCATATAAATGAAAAAACCAGGTAGCCCAGGCTTGTACGCAGCAATTAACGCCAAGCAAGCCCGTATCAAAGCAGGCAGCGGCGAGAAGATGAACAAGGTCGGCAGCAAGGCAGCACCCAGCGCAGCCGACTTTAAGAAGGCAGCCAAAACTGCCAAGATGCCAAAGCCAATGAAGAAGAAATGACAGCAGCATGGCAGCGCAAGGAGGGGAAAAGCCCCTCCGGTGGACTGAATGCCAAGGGCAGAGCCAGCCTAAAAGCGGCAGGCCAAGACATCAAGCCACCAGTCAAGTCAGGCGACAACCCACGTCGTGCGAGTTTTCTTGCGCGGATGGCGGGTAACGCCGGTCCTGAGTACAAGAACGGTGAGAAAACCCGACTGCTACTCAGTCTTAACGCTTGGGGCGCGTCCAGCAAGGCAGACGCAAAGTCAAAGGCTAAAGCGATCAGCGCGAGAAACAAATCGAAATGATCTCTCCGATCTGCATCTCAACCGTCACCGGCAAGGGTCTTGCTGTGATGCTAGCAAGCATTGACGAGTATTGCCCCGAGGCTCCCGTCTACCTGCGCGGACCTTTGCACGTCATCAGCCACTTCGAGGCCGATTACAAGATGGAGGGCGACAAGAGCAACTTCGGTGATGCGTACAACGCCATCATCGACAAGGCGTTCTCCGATGGGTTCAGTTCCGTGGTGGTGGCCAACGATGACATTGTTGTAACGCCCACCAGTTACAAGTACTTGCTTGAGGATGTGCTGCAACTAAAGAAGCAATTCAAGGAACCCTTGGGCTGGGTATCGGCAAGATGCGACGCAGCCCGACCTGTGCAGAACATCAGGTCGAACCCGTTCAATGAAAAACTAAACTACTTCAAATACCCCTACGAGGACTCCATCATCCCGATGCAGTGCCTTTCCCCGATATTCGGGTGGATCAGCGACGAGGCGTGGAACACGTTCAAGTTCCCACCCCTGAACTGGTACTCCGACGATGTCCACTGTGAAGACCTGCGAGCCGCTGGGTTCCAGCACTACCTATCCCGATCCTACGTTCACCACCTCGGTTCGCAAACTATTGGCCTTGACGGAGAAAAACTTACTGCCCAGGCCAAACCTTGGATCATTGAAAACAGGCCACGTTATGCAGCAGACTGGTTCAATTCTTAACCTCGGCTCCGGCAAAGACCGGCGCGAGGGTTGTATCAACGCAGACATCCGCGACGATGTCGGAGCCGACTGGGTGATGGACATCTGCAAGCCAGTCCCAAAACGCCAGTTC